ACCAGTCGATCAAAATCGGCCCCGGAAAGGTCGTTCCCAGCATTTAGCGCGCGCTCTTGAATGCGTTCGTATTCCGATTGCAGCTCGCCTTGATGGTACACATTGCGGTCGCTGAAGTGCTCGCCGTAGGCGTAGCCGCCGCGAATGGCGGCGCCGGGAGCGGAGACAATCGCGCGCCCAAACGCTTCCACGGGATTGACAAAGCCGCCGCGCGGCCGCGGCGTCTGTTGCTCCGCGCGCCCGAACGTCCGCTCCCACCAGGACAGGCTATCTAAATCGTCGCGGGCAATGGCGGAATTGCGCGGATCGGCGATCCATTCGCGCAAGCGCGGTGTCATTTCCAACGTGCGCGATGCCCGCTCAGCCTGCGCGGCCCGTTCGGCGACGCTAGGATCGGCCTGGACCACGGGCTCAGGAAAGCCGGATTGATCCGACAAATTGCGAACGCGCGCGGCTTCGTCTGGGTCCGGCGCAAGCGGGTCTAAATAGCGCGCGCGCGCCTCACTGTCGCGCGCCTCTCGGGCCGCGCGCATCCGTTGGATAATAGGGTCGTCGGTCGCCGTTGGCCGGTGGGTGTCCGTCATTGGCGCCCCGTGCGCGCGACGATCCGTTCGGTTTCAAAATAGCGTTCGACGTTGCCGCGCGAGACTTCCTCGTCGTTCGCGCGTAGCGCCCCGACAATTCGCTGGATATCGGCGGCTGGAATCTGATCGTATGGCGTGTAGGTGTCGATGCTGTGCCAGGTCTGGCGTCCCCATCCCATGAAGCCTCCGCGCGCGCTGTGTTCGGCCAGCAAGTTCTGCACGGCCGCCGATTGTTCGGTCAGATTAGGCTGGCGCCCGTTTTCATCGACAAACCGGCTAAGCAAGCCTGTCAGATCGGCGCCAAACTCGGCGAACTGCTTCTCTTGATCGTCTGTGGCGGTAGCGGCAAGGCCGCCATCGGCGGTGAGCGGAATCCCCAAGGCCGCGCGCAATTGCAGCCTGGCCACGCCCATGGCCGAACGAATTGTGTTGCTCGTAGCGCTGAACGCCTCGCCGCTGTTGCGCACTTGATCTTGCGCGGTGCGCAATTGCGCGTAGGCGGCCTGGCCGATCCTTGGCCTGTCGATCTGCAAGTCTCGCGCAAGAAACTCACGCCTGCGGCTTTCGTCACCCGCGAGCACAATCAAGTCAGAGACAAGGGCGCGGTCGCGCGGCTCACCTTGTCCCTCGGCAATCGATCGCGCGCGGGTGCGCAGATAATCTTGAATCTGTGTTTTGTCTTGCCCCGGAAGGCGATTCCATAACTCGTCAGGAATGCGCTCGCCGCGTGCAATATGTTCATGCACACGATCAAGTAGAGCGTCGCGCGCCTGCCTTTGCGCCGCTTGCATCGCCACCAGCGTTTGCCGGCGTTGCGTCGGGTCAGCGACCGGGTGCGCCTCGAAATATGCGCGCGCCCGTTCCGGGTCCGTGGAAGCCAATTCCACCACGACATTGTGCGTGATGCTGTCGGCAAGGTCTTGGCGGCGTTGCGTGGTGAGGACTTCGCCCCATCCGTTCAGTTCTCCAAGCCGCGTCACCGCCGCATTAGCGGAAGCGAGGCTTTCAGCCGCGTGGCCTTCGTCATTGGCTAGGATGGCGTCGATGGCGTTGCGGCTTGCAACATCGGCCGCCGCGCCAATTGCCGCGAGCTGAGATTCGCGCGTCTGGTTGGCGGCGTGCTCTGAGATTTGCCCCAGGGCGCTGGCGGCGCGTCGCTGTAAAGCGTCCTGGGCCAGCGCTCGCGCGCGCGGATTGCGCACATTGCCCAGGGTTGACACCGCAAGCTCGTCGATTCCGGCCTCGGCCTCGGCGCGCTGATTAACAGCGTTTTCGCCGCGTTGAGTGAGGTAGCCCTTGGGGCCGTACAGCCGCTCGCGCAAGGCCGCCGCATAGGCATTATCCGCTTGCAGCGCCTCAGTGCGGGCTTGCTCTTGATCTATTTCATCCGCCGCGTGCGCGACCGCATCCAGCCCTTGGCCCACGGCCCCAAGTGCTTGCGCTTCACGGCCTCCGAACGCGCTCGCATCGGCTTGAACGCGGCGATAGCCTTGGCTTGTATCCAGCGAAACCTTGCCGCTGGTTGGAAGTACAGGAACGCTAGGCATTACAACCAATGACCTCCACCGCCGCCGCCGCCACTGCCGCTACCGCCGCCGCCCCCACTGCCGCCACTGCCGCCGGATGCGGTTGGCGCAACCACAACGTAAGAAGTCATCCAGCCGTAAGATGCTGAATTGACCGTCTCAATGTCATTGCGCGAGGTGACGCAGGTTGCGCGTTTGCGCTGCACCATATGAGCCGGGCGAAGGGTTAGCCGTCGCGGCGCGGGACGGGCCCGCAAAGCAAGATCGAGGCGCGGTTCGGTCGCTATTGTTCTGGACATGGCGTACAGAATAAACGACCCCGAAGCGAAGCGGGGTTAGCCTAAATGCGGATTGCGCGACCGTTAAATATCGAATCGATGGCCGGCTCGCCTCCCACTTTGATAGGCTGCGACTTATACACGTTTACTTGGTTAGTCGGCCCCGGCTTCGGCGTCTGCGGGTGCGTCTGAATCCATTGCTCCGATATGTTCGCACCGCCTTGGAGTAATTCTCCCGTCGCGCCAAGATATCCGGCCTTGAGCGCGCCCTTGGCGCTTGAGCGCGACATCATCGCGCTATCGAGGAAATCGGCTTTCTGAACATCGAGCTGCTGCTTGGCGTTGATCTGGTTCTTACCCATAATCGAAAGATCGCCATAGCCGGTCGCGGCAATGGAAGCGTCCAGATCGCCAGGGGTCCCGAAGAAGGCGTCAATCCCCATGCCGCCGGCCTTAACCCGGCCTTCGGCGCGTTCCGCCCGGATACGGTCGCCAAGCGCGCGGCGTTCAAGCGCGGCTGCGTCGTCAACCTTGGCCTGTTGATCCTCGGTGCGCTGCGCGTTCTGTTGCGCAAGCTGCGCATTGAACATGTCCGCCTGGTATTGGGCGCGGCCTTGCTGAATGGCGGAATAGGCTTTGACTGCCGTTGACGCGGCTGTCATGGCCATCATAATTGTGGCAGGTTCGCACACCTTACGCCGCCTTTCTTTGCGCGCCGGCGCGCGTCCAGGTGAAGGGGAGAAAGCTTTCGCCTTCATGCGCGAACGGCGCGCTAAACTGGAAGCCGCACCATTTCAGATAGCGGATCGCCATCGCATTGCCAGCATGAACGATGTTTGAAAGCGTCTCATATTGGGCTTGCATCCGGGGTAAATAGGCGCTTGTGCCTATCAATATCTTGCGCGCATGGCGTTCGATGCCGTCAACGCCCAACATCCAAGGCGCGCCTTCATCGCCAAGTAAGCCGTCGGCGGGGCCGACGCCAAAGATGCACTGGGTTTGCCCGTCCGCTTCAGCGGCAAAGCTCCAATCGGAAAGGGCGACGCCATTCTCCAAGGCTTCGCGCGGACCGTGACGGCCAAGCAAGCGGCACTCCAAGCGATCGGGCGCGCGCATATGTTCGGCCACATGCGCGATGTCGGCGCTGGTCGGAGGGCGAAATAGGATCATTCCTCGCTCGACGCCCGGCTCGCGCCCCAGGGCGGGCGCATCAAATCGAATTGCTCGGGCCGGGGCTTGTAGCCCTTGGACGCGGCGCGCCCGGCGCGCACAAGCGTCAGCCAATCGGCGATTTGCTCCTCGGTCGCGGCTGCTTCGCCGAAATCTGCTGCGCTATCCGCCATCATGGACCCCCGATTACCACGTCCTTCGCAATGGTAAGCACTTCCATTGGCAAGGGATAGGATTGTCGCACAAGCACGCGCGCGTCGGAATCCCAGCCCCCGTCAATGGTGGCTTTCAATATACCCGAATACGCCAGCACGGGGTCATCCCACGCTTCGCCGTCGCCGCGCGACTTGATGTCGATGATCTTGTCGTCGCGCGAGACTTGCGCGATTTGCAGCCCGCGCGAATAACGCACCCGCAACACAATCTCATTGGTGGCCACGCGCCGGCCTTGGGGGGCGCCGGTTTCGGTTTGCCCGGCAAACGGCAAATCCTTGATGTCGCAGGTATAGCCAAGCCCAACATGAGCCTGACCGTTGGCGATCATGGCCGTCGAGAGCGTGATGCGCCCGCTCGCCACCGTGAACGGCCCTTGCACATTGCCATCGACCAAAGCGGTGACGCTTTGGCCTTCCAGATGCCAAAGCCCGGTCACGGTCGAGGTCGAGGTCACGCTTGTAAATGTGACCATGCTGTCGAGAAAGCGCGCCGCGGCGATCTCCTCGGCATCGCCATCCCAACGCGGGAGCAGGCGCTCGATATAGCGCTTGGTTTGCGAATTGATCGTGCGCTTGACCACGAGATAAACATCGTCCTGGTCGGTTCCCTCGATGGTGCAGCAGCTTTCCACGATGCCGTAGGTCGTGGTTCCGAACGCGCCGGCGACATAGTGCGCGCTCCATGCAAATGTGTTTTGATCGTCCACGAAGGTCAGCGCCAGCAAGACGCCATCGTCGCGCACGCACCACACCACCGAGTCCGGGTCTTGCTGATAGCACCAATCGACAATGGTATGGCCGCGAAACAGGTGCGGGGCGAGCAGGGTAAGATCGTTGGAGCGATAGCCGTCGCGCTCGAAGCTGTAGCCAAAGGCGCGTATGGCCGCGCCTTGGCGCTGCACATGCAGCACGATATCGCCGATCACGATCGGGGGCAGGCGGCGCGAGCCGCGCGCGCTATGGCGCTTAACCACAAGCGAGGCGGGGGTGATGAATTGCGTCACCCCGCCGCCTTCGATGGTGTACTCGGCTTCGCTAGTGAACGCGCATAGCTTTTTGGTTGAAGCCAGCACATTGACCGCGTTGACGCCTGGGCGCAAATCCAAGGTGACGGCATCGTCAGCCTTGGCCGGAACCGAGACGTTCATATTGTAGTAGAGGTTGGACACAGAGAGCCACACCCCGCCGGGGATGTTGGTTGTTTGCGCCCAAGCTGATCGGCCTTCGTGAAAGCTGACCACGCACGGATAATTGCCGCTCGATCCGAACGGATTGCGCGACGTCGGGGGAACATCGCCGAGATCGGGAAGGATGTTGTCATCCTTGAGCGAGGTTCCCGTGGTTCCCCCGATCAGCCCGTAGATGCCGCCATCGTCCTTGTAGACGATATAGCGCTCGGCGCCCGATGCGCCGGTCCAGCTCACGGTGTTGTAATTGCCCGCGACGGTGAGGTCATTGGTGCAAGTCGCCGCCGACGTGGGCAGGCTTTCCTCGCCTGTGTCTTCGTCAATCGCGGTGATCTTGTAGGAATAGGTGGTGGCGCCAGCGCCGACCGTTGCCGTTGCCGTTGGACTTGTTGGCGCGGCTTGGGTTGCCGCGAAGGTGATGGTGGTGACTGTCCAGCTTGCGTGACCTGTGCGCGTCAGCTTGCGCGGCGCATAGGAGAGGTGCGCAAGCAGCATCGTGTCTGCGGTTTGCGCGTAGCCTACGCCAAAGACTTCGGTGTCGGCATAAGGGAATGTGAGCTGGTAGAGGCGCGAGAAATTGCCCCCGCTTGTGTAGGCGGTGTATGACGTGGTGTTGACCGCGTTGCCCCACATATCTTCAAGCGTGAAGGTGTTGGCGGTTGCATTGCGCAGCGTAAACACACGCCCGTCGAGCAATTCGGTCATGCCCCCGATCGAGGCGGGGAAAATCTTGTCGCCGTTGCTCCATCCGTGCCCGGCGATAGTGACCACGCCAGGATTGGCCTGGGTAATGCCGCCAGTGATATTCTTGGCGGTTTCCAGGATTTGGCCCTGATCCATGATCGGGCGCATGATCGCCTCGCCCCATTCAAGCACATAGGCTTGCGTGGTCGAGAATTGAAACCCAACGATGCGGGTTTGTTGCGAGCTGTCGCGCACCTCGCCAATGAACTCGGTTCCGGCGCGGTTCATTACCCCGCCATACTTGGTCACAAGGCAATTCTTGCACAGCGAAAGCGAGAGCTGGTACTTCTCAAGATCGGAGCGCCCGAACAGGGCCTCGCCGATCTCGCCGCCTGAAAATCCGGTTTGAGCTACCCGCGTGGGCATAAGATCAGCGCCCCTGTATCCAGTCGGGAAGGGCTTCGTCGGCGGTCTTGATGTAATGTTGTTCGGCTGCGCCGCAGGCGATGGCGTGCATCAACGCGCGCGCATAACCGCTAAGCGTTACATCGAGCAGGCGGTTTTCTTGCCGCAAGGGCTGCACCAGCAGATGCGCAAGATGCCAGGCCATCGCATCGGTAAAGCTTGGCGTGAACTTGGAGACATCGGTCTCTTGCTTGACATAGACCCCGCGCGCGGTCGGCTCGTCGCAATAGATCACATCGCCTTCGCACTCAAAGCGAATGGGGTAGCGCGGATCGTAAGCGCCATAGAGCGGCAGGATATAGCGAAACGAAAAGCAATCGCTCGGGCGCACATAGGCGTAGGTGAAGTCAACGGTGCGGTCGTTGTCGGTCTCTTCCAGGGTGAGCGTGCGCTTGGCGTGGCGCCAGATGATCGAGGGCTGCTCGGTCACATAATCGCGCGCGTGCGGGTATAGCTCATTGGCCCAGCGCGCCTCGGCGCTGCTTTCAGACAGCGATTCGATGCGCGATTGGCCAATATGGGAGAGCGCAAGGTTTGCGATCTGCGTCGTGGAAGAGGCCATGGCTTAAGCCTCCAATTACGCGATATACCCGTAGAGTTCGATCAAGAACTTGCCCGCCGTAAACGTGCCGCCCGCTGCGCCGGCCCCGTTGGCGATATAGAGATAGTCGTTAGCTGGGGGCACTGTCGTCATGCCCTTGGATGCGCCGCTCGTCCAAGCGCCGCCCGACGTAATCAGCACGGTTTCGGTGAGACCCGTGACAAGCGCGTCCTGGGCGCCGGTGGATTCATTGGCCGAGTA